TTATGCGATGCGGGTTGAGTTTAAGATACTTGCGCGGGTTATGTCGGAGAGTTTACCGCAGGAGTATCCGTATTCTGTTGCGGGGGACAATTCGAGTATTATGGCGAGTGATTTTGATGACAGGGTGGATGTTATTCCTGTGTCGAATCCGAATGTATTCAGTCAATCGCAGCGTATTTTGTTAGCGCAGTCTAAGATGCAGTTAGCTGCGGCGGCTCCTCAGTTACATAATATGCATGAAGTATACAGGGATATGTATGAGGCGTTGGGTATAACGGATGTGGATCGTATAATGGTTGCGGTTCCTGACAGTGATCCTGTGCCCACGGACCCTGCACAAGAGAACATAGATGCGTTGGACATGTTAGAGTTAACGGCGTTTGAGGGTCAGGATCATCAGGCGCACATTATGGCACACTTAGTCTTTGGTACGTCGGCGATGGTGGGTAGTTTACCGCCTGTTGCAATGTCGTTACAAAAGCATGTTTTGGAGCATATTAAGATAGAGGCTACTGAGCAAGCGCAGGCACAGATGCAACAACAACCGGGGGCCGCGGCTCAAGACCCAATGGTTATGGAAGCAATGATTGCTCAGATTGTAGCGCAGGGTATGCAGACTGTTAAGCAGTTATCGGCTCAAATATCGGGTGAGGGTCAAGAGGGTCCTGATCCGTTGGTACAGCTTAAAGAGAAAGAGTTGCAGATTAAAGCTGAGTCTGAACAGAAAGATGCTGAAGTGGACGCGGCTAAGATACAGCTTGATGCACAGAGCTTGGCGATGAGAGATCAACAGTTTAAAGAGAGATTGGCGGCGCAAGAACGTCAAACACAGGCCCGTATAGATTCGTCTATGGAACGGGAATTACTTAAACAAAGAGGAAGTTAGTTATGAAAGATAGAAAAATCGCGGTCAACGGAACACCGCCATCTAATCCACCTAAAGCTGTTCCTTACGCTCAGATTGATAATCAGGGTCGTATTCCTTATGGAAAGACAGCCGAAGCCAAGATACCAATGAAGATGTCTCGCGGAACTGCGCGTGGTATGGGTGCGGCGACGAAGGGTGGCGGATACTGGGAGTGCTAGATGCCTTTAAAGAAAGGCAAGAGTACTGACGTAATTAGTGATAATATTGGTAAGTTACGTCGAGAAGGGTATCCCGCCAAGCAAGCCGCAGCGATAGCATATTCGGAGGCTAAGTACAATCAAGGTGGCTTAGTTGAGAAGGGCTATGGTGCTGGTATTACAACAGATTTTAGTAGAATAGCTCGGCCTCAGAGGTTTCGAGGTATATTTTAGATATGCCTAAAGATGCAATATACTGGAAGACCTTACCAATTTTGTTGGTTTTTTTTGTAGTGGCTATTGTTTTGTCAAGTTGCTCTAATTTAAGTTGCGAAGCTTTATCTTTAGGTAGTCTGTGTACATGGGGGTCAGGATGAGGGTTAAGAAAAGAACTGTTTTTATATGCTTTGTTATAGCTTTTGCTAGCGTTTCTTATTTGCTTTATGCAGAAATAGCAAAAGCCGCTGACTCTAATACTGTAAGCAGTACGGTAGTGACAGATAAGTCTGTTCCTACGGCAAGCGCACCTAGCGTAGTTGTAAGTAATAATGATGTGTGTAAATCCGCGGCGGCAGCAAGTGTGCAGACGCAGGTTTTGGGTGTAGCGACGGGTATAACTATTACCGATGAGAACTGTGAGCGCTTGAAGTTGTCGCGTTCTTTGTATGCGATGGGTATGAAAGTGGCAGCGGTTTCTACTCTTTGTGGAGATGCAAGGGTGTTTGATGCGATGTGGATGGCAGGGACTCCGTGTCCATTTATGGGACTTATTGGAGATGATGCAAAAGCCTCGTGGCGAAAGAACGAAAAATTAATACCAGAGGAATCTGAAGTAGGTGTAATTATTATAAGTAATAATTTAAAAGCTTCTAAAGAAAAAAAAGCAAAAGAAATTGAAAAAGCTAAAGCGGAAAAAACTAAAGCAAAAGAAGATAAAAAGAAAAAATCTAAAAAAAGGTTGGTAGATGAAGAAAAAGTTAAAGTTTGGGCCACTCCTCTTGGGATGCTTGGCCTGCTTCTCCTTCTCTAAAGCAGACGAGGTTTGTCCGACAGGAACAGTAGGTCTATGTGACCCCGCAGTTATAGAAACTGTTGTAGAAACTGTTGAAGTTACCACGCAAAATGATGGGGCAGGGGTGCTAACGACTACAGTCACTACAACTACAACCACCTCAGATATAGTTGTTAATACAGACTCAGGAGACATACTTGCTTCTGGTTCTGGTTATGTATCATCATCTAAAGAAGGTGATATGGATGTTGATTGGGGTGGACAAGGTTCGGCCTCTATGCCTACAGGGTCTACTTGCGGTCAACTTGGTACAGACAAATGCGCTCAAATAACAGGATCAGGTAACAGCACCTCTATTATGGGTGTAAGCGGTATGGGAACTACGTTTATACAAACAGTCAACATTTCGGACATGAATATCGAAAACGGTGGGGAAGTTAATTATACTATTAAAGTAGACAAACAAGATGCTAGTGACAGTATTTACATGCATATAACGGGAAAAGATGGGTCTACAGTAAAATTTGCAGGTACGGATGTTTTA